TCAGGCGCGGCGGCGGTTTAGCGTTTCGCACTCACGAACGGCGTCGGCGCGCCTGGCGTCGATGTACTGCGCCAGGTCGGTCAGGTGGACCCCTTTCGCAGCTTTCTGCCCTCCCTCCATGCGCACGATCGGCAGGCTGATCTGACCGGCCAGCGCCTTGCGCTGGAATTGATCGGCGGTCAGGTTGAAATAGTCGCGGCAGACCCGTTCGAGAGGAATGATCGCCTGGCCGTTGTACTGGGCCATCAGCAGGAATGCGGTATTCACCGGCGCTTCCCTCCCTTGTTTTCGTCCCGCCTCATGCCGCCTCCCTGCCTTTTGGCAGGGCGATCCGGTGCCGCTTGGCGATCTTGCGCAAGGTGGCGGTGTTGACGCTGGTCTTGGCGCGGATCTGGCGTTCGGTCATGCCGAGGGAGACGCAGGCGCGGATGCGGTCGGCCAAGTTCAGCTCCTGCACGGCGAGCGGGCGTTTGCGGGTGCCGGGGATTCCGTTCTGCGGGTTATCGCGCCAGTGGGCCGGGGTCAGTCCGGCGGTGATGCCGTCCGGACGGGTGATGGTGCCGCCGGCGGCGAGATAGTCGGCTGTGGCCAGGGCGAGCTGCTGACGGAGTTTGTCCTGCTCGCGGATGGTGTTGAGGTTAAGCATGGCCAGCCTCCCGCTTCCCGCTTTCCATCCGGTCCAGCCTTTCTATCTCCGCCAGAATCAGCGCCCCGGCCTTCACCAGATCGCGGCGGGCGGTGGTGGGTTTCCAGTTGGACTCGCTCCATGGCCAGCGTGGCGGCGGCTCGTAGGTGTCGTGGCCGATGGCGTGCCAGTAGGCCGAGGTGGCGTAGCTGGCGGCGGCGCTGGCGAGTTGTCCATGGGTGTACTTGTCGTCGTGCTCGGGGCACCACTGTTCCTGTTCGATCTGACGGCGGCGCTCGGTGAGCACGTCGCGGGCCGCAAGGCTGGCAGCCTCGGGGAAGGGGCTGGTGTAAAGAGGCGTCAGCGACTGTTCGCCGTTGGCCGCACCGTTGAGTTTCGAGCGATAGACGCCCGCCGCGCCGAGCCAGGCATAGGGCTGGATGCTGTCTTTCATGCCGCCACCTCCCGCCGTTCCGGCCCGAGGGCCGCAGCCAGTTCACGCAACTGGTGGGCGACGGTACGGGCGTCGCGGGCCTTGCGGGTGGCGGTCATGGCGTCCCAGGTGGCGGCGGCCAGTTCCAGGTTGGTGGAGGCTTGGCGCAGCAGGGCGGCGTGCTCGGCGTTCAGGCCCTGCGCTTCGTCGAGGCGCAGGGTGGCTTCCTCCAGGGCTTCGGCTGTCTGGCGGCGTTCGCGGGCGCGTTCGTTCTGCACTTGGCGCAGTTCGGCCCGGGTGGCGGCGAGGATACGTTCGGCGCTGGTCAGGCGCTGGCCGGATTCGAGCAGCTCGGCGGCGAGTTGCTCGCGGGCGGCGTCGTGGCCGTCGCGGTGGGCGCGTTGCAGGCCGAGGCGGATGCCGGCGGCGTGGCCGGTCAGGTAGCAGCCGGCAGTGGCGATGCCGGTGCCGAGGGTGATGCCGATCAGGGCGGCGGTGGTCATGTCCATGGTGTGCTTCAGGGTGTGGCGAGGCCAGGTGGTGGCTGGCGTGGGTTATTCCTGTTCGCCGCCGTCCGGTGGCGACAGCCGGCGGGCGAGTTCTTCGTCGGCCAGCCAGGCGCGCTCCTCGATGTAGGCGGCCAGGTGGCGGAGGTGGACGTACTGCTGGCGTTTGTTGCTGGTCACCACGGTGGTGAGCGGCAGCGGGATGCGCTCGGTGCCGATGGCGGCCTTGAACGTCTCCGCGTTCATGTTGCGGAAGTACCGCGCGCGCAGCTGTTCGAGGGGTATCAGCTCGTCGCCGAAGACCCGGAACAGCCGCTCGATGGCATCCGGCGGCGGGGCGAGGGTCAGGCGCAGGGGCGGCTGGAGGTGGTCGTTGGGTTTGCTCACGGCTTCTTCTTCCTTGCCCGGAGGTTCCAGGCTGACTCGACGTGATCTTTCACCAGCTCGCGCAGTTCCTCCGGCACCTCGGCGAGCGCCTGCTGGCGTTCTTCCTTGGTGCGCAGGGCGAGGATCTGCGCGGCGTATTGCCTAGGCGACATCGCGGCCTTCCTGCTCGAGCGGAGGCGGCGGCAAGTCGATATCCAGTTGTGCGGCCAGCCAGTGCAGGCCGGCCCGCGTCACCCGCGTGGAGCGGCTGTACTGCATGCCCAGCGTCGGGTGATACCAGTGGCCCTCGTGGACCTTCAGGTGCAGGCGGTCGCGTTCCGGGTGGGCCGGCAGGTTGTCGGCGTCGAGCAGGCCGGCGGCGCGCATCCGCTTGATCAGCTGCGGGCGGCTGATGCCGAGGCGCGCGGCGGCGTTGGCGAGTGTGTGGGCCATCGCGGACCTCTCAGGCGGCGATGGCCGCCGGCGTGGCGGCGAGGGACAGGTGCTCGACGGCCTCGACGATCCGCGCATAGACCTTGCTCTCGCTGCCCTCGTAGTTGGCGAGCAGGATGGTGCGCGGGCGCGACTCGCCGATGGCCAGGATGCCGGTGACGCCCGGCCGGGGCCGGTTGCGGTGGATGGCGACGCGGATCGGGTGGGCGTGGCCCAGATGCAGTTCGAGGAAGCCGCCGCGCTGCACGACGTGACGCAGTTGCCGTTCCTGGTCGCTGTCGAGCAGCGGCTCGTCCTCCGGCGGGAGGACGGCGACCACGCGGGCCGGGGCCGGCTCGGCGGAGTCCAGGCGGCCGTTGGCGATGGCCTCGACGAAGTCGGCCAGCAGGTGCGCCGGGTGCGGCTCGCCGTGGGGCAGGGTGAGGCTGTGACGCTGGCCGCCCAGTTCGACGGTGGCCTCGGTGCTGGAAGGGCCGCGCTCGACCTTCAGGCGGAACATGATGCTGTGCCGGGAAAAGGCCGAGCGGCAGGTGTGGTTGAAGCTGCCGTTCAGGTTGAGCTGGGCGGCGAGCAGGGTCAGGGTCTGGTCGCTGAGGGTGAAGGTGTTCATCAGGCCGCGTCTCCGCCGGAGGGATAGTCGGAGGAGGGCGCAGTAGCCTTGGTGCGGCTGACCAGCTTGGGCTTGCCGCCGTGAATGACTACAAGGCGTTTGGTGTCGGCCTGGAGCTGCTCGATCAGCCGGCGGTTGGAGGCGCACGTCGGGTGGACGTGCAGGGTGGCGGTGGTGTGCATGGTGGGCCTCGGCTCTGTGGTGGAGAGACGAGGCAATTAAACATACAGTTTATGGAGCGGTCAACGTGTTATGTTTATTTTTCTGCTTGAATGCACGAAAAACGCCAGAGCGAGGCCTGAGGCCTGAGGCCTGGGTCAGGTGAAAAACATTGCTGTATAAACTGTATCCGAGCCGGAGGCTAATAAATATGCGCGTTCTTTCGACTCAAACTAATATTTGGGAAGTAAAGATTTCCCGTAGAAGTTGGTTAGGAGGGGCAAGCCTTAATAATTTTTTATGCACATTATATTTATGCCTCAGCTGTATCTGTTTCTTTTTCGGTGCAAAATTTTTCTTCTATTAGATCTATAAACCAATCATCTGCGCTTTGTTTCATATTTTTTAGTAAAGGGCGCTTTTCATCTTTAGAAAGATTGGGGTGATTGCTAGCAGCATAGTAAATAGCTCTTTGCACAAACCGTGGCACGACAGGGTAAACCTCTAGGCTAAGTTTTCGCATTCGAGCTCTGTCAAGGCATGCATATGAGAGGGAAATAGCCTCTCGAAAAAAAATAGCATTATCAGTGTATTTATGATTGTCTACAATGTGACGTGCTAATGAGTAATCTGTAAAGCCATCTGTTGATGTCAGTCTCAGTATTGGAAGTTGGTATGGGTAGGCACAGTGTTTCCAGTCAATATGATTAAGTATTGATTTGCTTATGTCGGCCTGAAGCTCTTTTGAAAATCTTTTTCTTTCTTTAATGAGAGCATCGCAGATGTAAAATATAGAGGTAATTTTGTGGTCAATGAGGGTATTTAGGATGGATATGTCTTGCTCTGCATAAATAAAGTATTTAACTACTAGCTTTATTTGGTCCTCTTCTTGGGAGGGGGGAGATGTTTGAAGCGAGCTTAAAACATCTTTCTTTGAGAGTTTTTGTATTTTTTCTAATGCTTCTTTTCCTGGCTCTCGATAATATTTGGAAAAGCTAGAGCGACCGCTTGCTCTTCTTGTTGATCTGACTTCAATTTTTTCTTCGATATTGATTGGTTCGTGCTCAAGTCCCTGAAGTGGCTTGTTCTCAGGGTGTTGATCTTCGTGCTCGCTTATTTGGAAAATATGAGTCTTCTTGCTATTAATTGACAAGCCTTCATCTGCAAGAAGGGTGGTTAATAGTTGTATTGCACTATAGGCTTCGGCTCTCGTCTTAGAAAAAATTCGATAGTCATCTACATATCGAACAAAGACAATATTGTGGTCAAGTAGTTTTTTATCTATATCAATAAGTATGGCTTCAGATATGACTCTGCTTGCGTCAGATCCTACAGGAACTCCGAAGCTTCTTCTGTCTCCCGCCCAAAACAAAAGCATTTCTCGAAGCAGAGTGACATATTTTTTGTTACATCCTATATCCAGTAAGTGATTTTCAAGAGAGTGATTGCCAATGCGATCAAAAAAATTGGAAATATCTGTAGCTATTTTCCATTTTCCGATGTGCTCTCTTGAAAGCTCACTAGATCTAGCCCTAAAACTATCATACCCAAAGCTTGGGTCGAATAACTCGCCATCTGACTCAGATAATCTATGAGAGTGAATATATTTTTTTTCTTTCGATATCCTTGCGGGTTCTATCTTTTCGTATAGTAAAATACAAACCGCAAGATACTTGACAGAGTCAAAAGGGTCTATCCAGGCTACTTGGCGGAATGAATTGTTGTCTTTGACAACTAGGCTGTTGTGGATTCCACCAATCCTATATTGAGTAAGTTCGGCCTGCTTGATGAAATTAAGAGTGTCTTTGAAAGCTTTTTTTTCGAACTCTTCAATATTTGTAGTGATGATTTGATGTTCAATTGATGAGGAAAAAATAGGAGGCTTGAAGATATCGTCGCAGCCTTTTCTTATGATGTGTGAGATTGCAAGCTTAATAGCTCGCTCAATCTTCCTAAACTCTATGGCATCCATGCGTTCTCCAGCTTGGATTTCAAGTTTTTAAGGGGGGCTTCGGAATGTCAATTGCTGCAAGATTTAGTGCTGGAATTTTTATTCGCTTTCCGCCCCTTTATTATTGATTTGTTTGGGTTGCTTTGAGCGAGAGGGCTTAGGTGGGATGTTCATGGAAATCTTAAGAGCTACCTTTTCGCTTACGATATTTCGCTGAATAAAGTGCTCTAAAGCCAAAAGCAGTGATTTAAATTCATCGCGGCTGGGCGCCCATGCACGATGAGCCGCAGCGTTACCGGCTTCGGTTACAACTTCTAACGTTTCAGCCTCTGCTTTACCGATAAACCCTTGTTCTTTGAGTTTTCTTAGTCTCAATGCTAAAAACTCGCCTGGGTCAAGCTTAAGGATTTCTGTTGAGCGATCAAGTGCTGTCCTAAGTCCGATTGATGCAAGAATAAGCAAGTCCATTTTATATGCTAGATACATTTCATCTAGAATCGCATAGAGTTGTGGATCAACTTTATTAATGCTCCATATCCAATCGGGTTTTTCGCTTTGATTTTCTGATGAGGGATATGTTTTAATAGTACACGGAAAGTATATCTCCCTTTGTCCTGTTTCTGAACTGAAGCGCTCATCCCAATCTTCAGAGTTCCAGCTCTCTATGTGATAGAAAACTAGTTCGCATCCGCAGCATCGAAGTAATTTATGATCGGTTTGACCATATACGTTATGCGTGCCATCGGTCCAGTCCCAAGGGCTTTCTAATGAGCCATGGACTTCGCATCTTCTTTCGTCGCTACACCTTGGGCAATGAGCTTTAACTATGTCCGTCATGTGAGCTCCTCAGGATACTTTGAGAATTTTGTGCATCACTGCAGATGCTGTTCGATCTAATGAACCCATTTGGCAAGTTTTTTTTTGTTATGAGTTAGGGCGTAACAGTGTGAATGCCATATCTTCTCCCCTTTAGTTACTCAGGTTTCGGTATCCTGATTAACTATGAACACTAAGACACATGCGTAATTTTTGGTTTGTATGCGGTCATCAGTGATATACCCCGTGATGACGTTATGAAGAGTGCCTCCTAGGTGAAGCGCTGTATCAAATCAGCGGCGCCGACTTCAACGGGCGGATGGTCGACCACCAAAACACCCGGCCTAGGATTCGGATGTTCTGGTCCTGCTGCTGCTGGAGACTGTAGTCCTCGTCCTTGTGCTCCTCCCGATTGAAGCTGCGCAGGCGGATACCGCCGCCGGGCAGGCGATAGAGGAACTTCACCCGCAGCATGCCGTCGTGCTCCAGGGCGTAGATCTCGCCGTCAATGACGTGAGTGGTGCCACGGTCTAGGCCGATTGTGGCGCCGTTCATGATCAGGGGCTCCATGCTGTTACCTGAGACGGTGGCGCACACGGCCTGGGATGGACACACGCCGGCTGCGCGCATGGTGGCATGGGAGAACCTGAGCTTGCGGCCTTCTACTTCCCGTACGGCTGTGCGGCCGCTGCCGGCCGCAAGTTCGACTTCCTTGTACAAGGGGATTTCTACCTCATCGTCATCGAGGGGCGTGCTGTTATCCCATGGGTGCAGCGGCTCCAGATGGCACGGCATGATTCCTTGGTCCTTGCTGCTCGCGCTATTGCCTGGTGCACCTGTGGCTGGTCGTGGCTCACCTTGGCCGGACTCCAGCCAGTCTCTGGAAACGTTCAGCGCAGTGGCAACCGCCGAGACCTTGGCTGCGGGAACCCCTCTGGATTTCCAGTTCGTGATGTTCTGCTCGTTTTCCAAGCCAAGGCGGCGAGCCAGCTCGGCCCCCGTGATGCCCGCAAGGGATAGGGCTTCCTCGAACCGTTTGGCGTTGCCATCAACGGTTGCTGAAGGTTGTGGCTCATCGGGGGCGCTATCTCCCTCCCCATCGGCCAGCCACCGTGCATTGACTTGGAGAAAGTCGGCGACCTTGAAGATTCGGGCCTTGGGAATGCCCCGATTGAACCAGTTGTTGACGTGCTGGGGCTCGACGCCCATCGCTGTAGCGAAGTCCCGGTAAGCGATGCCTCGTTCGTCGAGGAGCTCGCGAAGGCGTTTTCCTGAAATATTCATAAACACCGAGTTTACGGGGGGAGACATCCCGTATAAATAAACGTAAGGTGTACGCAGGTTCCCACGATAATCGGAATGTTTATGAGCGATTCAGCCTTGGAGAGAGCGATCCGGGCCGCAGGTGGCGGACGAGCCTTGGCCCGCAAGCTGGGGGTGAGCCCGATGGCTGTCTCTCAATGGAAAAAGCGGGGCGTTCCCGCCGAGCGCGTCCCCGCCGTGGTCCGCGCCACCGAGGGCGCCGTTCAGGCCCACGAGCTGCGCCCCGATCTACCCGAGCTTTTCCCGGTGCCGACCGATTCGGTCGCTGCCGCATAAAAAAACCGGGCGGCCTTTAACCAGCCGCCCGGTCTGCCCGGCGCCCTCACCACAAGGGCGTCGGGCGGTGCGTCGAGCCTGACGGGAGCACACCAATACACACGTCGGGTTCGGGCACCTACCAGGGCACGGATGCCCTGGGTTGCCAGCCTTTCCACCACAGAGCCGCTGGCTGTAGGGGCGGGGCGTTCGCGGAGCGGGCGCCTCGCCACAGAGGTGGCAGGCGGAATTTCCACCACAGAGCAACCGCCTGCCGATGCGACCACCTTTCAGTGACCACGGCGCGACTTTACCAGAGCCCCTGCGCCGCGGCACTGGCAGACTTTGGGGATTACTGCCATGAGCCGAGCCGATTCGGGCCGCTCCGAGCGGGCGCAGCGCGAGATTCTGGCGCTGCGCTTTTCGCTGTACCACGCCTGCCGGGACTTCCCCGGCGGTGCCGCGGCGATTGCCGCCATCTACGGTCGCAACCCGACCACCCTCCAGCACAAGATGAGCCCGACCCAGCCGACCCACTCGCCGAATCCGGACGAGATCGAGGAGGTGATCGCCGCCACGCGCGACCCGCGCATCGTGGATTCGATCATGGAGGCCTATGGCGACGCGGCCTGGGTGGACCTGCGCGAGCTGCTGCAGGGCTTCGACCACGACAAGGCCCTGCCGGGCGTGCTGAAGGCGGTGGGGGAAACCCTGCAGCGCCAGTCGGCGCTGACCGACTCGGTCGCCCGCCACCTGGCCGACGACGGGCGCATCGACCGGGAGGAGTTCGCCGAGTGCAAGCTGCACCTGCGCCGCACCCAGGGCGCGCTGCTGGCGTTGGAGCGGATGTTGGAGCGGGCGGTGGAGGGATTCCATGGCTGAACGCATGGATGACGTTCTGGAGCAGTTCCGGCAGTTCGGCCTGGCGGTCGAGCTGCCGCTTTGTTTCGGCAAGCTGACCCGGGTGAAGGCCGAGGGCGACAAGGGCAAGGCCCGCACGGGCTGGTACATCGCCCACGAGTACCGGACCGAGCAGGGCGAGACGCTGATCTTCGGCGCCTACGGCAACTGGCGTCTGGGGGCGTCGGAGAAGATCAAGGTCAAGGGCGTGCGGCTGACCGACGAGGAGCGCGAGCTGATGCGCGCCCGCCAGGAGGAGGCCAAGCGTCGCGCCGCGGAAGCGCAACAGCACGCTGCGCGGCGCGCGGCCAGGCGGGCGGCGGCCTTGTGGCCGAGGATGGCGGAGAAGGGCGCGAGCGCCTATCTGCAGCGCAAGCAGGTGGTCGGCTTCGGGGTGCGCTATGCGCCGAGGAGCGGAGCGGTCCTGGTGCCGATGCGTACCGCCCGCGGCGAGCTGGCTGGGCTGCAGGTGATCTACCCGCAGAAGCAGGAGCAACTGGGCCGCGACAAGACCTACTGGCCGGCCGGCATGGCGAAGGAGGGGGCGTTCCATCTGATCGGCCCGCATCCCGAGCCGGGCGAGCCGCTGCTGGTGTGCGAGGGTTACGCCACCGGCGCAAGCCTGCACATGGCGACCGGCTGTGCCGTGGCGATCACCTTCGACGCGGGCAACCTGCTGCCGGTGGGCAAGACGATGCGGGAGCAGTTTCCCGGCCGGCCGCTGATCTTCTGCGCGGACGACGACTGGAAGACCACCCGCCCGAACGGCGAGCCGTGGAATCCGGGCGTGGAGAAGGCCTCGAATGCCGCCACCATCCTCGGCGGCCAGGCGGTGGTGCCGGTGTTCGGCGCCGGGCGCGAGGAGAAGTGGACCGACTTCAACGATCTGCACGTCGCCGAGGGGCTGGATGCGGTGCGCCGGCAGGTGCTGGCGGTGGTTCGCCCGCCTGCGGCCGGGGGCTGGAAAGACAAGCTGCAGCGCAGCGAATCCGGCGCGCTGATCGCCCATGCCTTCAATGTGGCGCTGATCCTGGGGAACGACGAGCGCTGGGCCGGGGTGATCGGCTACAACGCCTTCAGCTCGAAGATCGTGAAGCGCCGTTCGCCGCCCTATGGCAGCGAAACGGGAGAGTGGAGCGACCTGGACGATGCGCGGGTGGTGATGTGGCTGGCCGAGCAGTACAACCTGCGGGTGAAGGCGCCCAGCGTGGTCGAGGCGGTCAGCGTGGTCGCCAACGATCATGCGTTCCACCCAGTGCGGGAGTATCTGCAGGGGCTGGAGTGGGACCGGGTGGCGCGTCTGGAGAGCTGGCTGCATCTGATCTTCGGGGTGCCGATGTCGCCCTACAGCATGAAGGTGGGCAAGCGCTGGCTGATCTCGGCCGTGGCGCGGGTGATGAGGCCGGGCTGCAAGGCGGATGCGGTGCTGATCCTCGAGGGCGCGCAGGGCGCGGGCAAGTCCACGGCGCTGTCGATCCTGGGCGGCGAGTGGTTCATGGATACGCCGTTCAACCTGGGCGACAAGGACGGCTTCCAGGTGATCCGCGGCAAGTGGATCGTCGAGCTGGGCGAGCTGGACAGCTTCAACAAGGCCGAGTCGACGCGGGCCAAGCAATTCTTCTCGGCGTCCGTCGATACCTACCGGGAGAGCTACGGCCGCCGGGTGCTGGACGTGCCACGCCAGTGTGTTTTCGCCGGCACGACCAACCAGGAGGAGTACCTGAAGGACACCACCGGCAACCGCCGCTACTGGCCGGTGACCTGCCAGAAGGTGGAGCTGGAGGCCTTGCGCGAGCTGCGCGACCAGTTGTGGGCCGAGGCGGTGTTCCGCTTCCAGGCCGGCGAGGGCTGGTGGGTGGCACGGGAAGAGGCCGAGCAGTTCGCGGAGCAGCAGGATGCCCGCTATACGGTGGATGCCTGGGAGTACCCGATCCGCCAATGGCTCGAAGACCCGGCCTCGGGCGAGACCGTCACCTCCGACCGCATCCTGCAGGATGCCCTGAAGCTGGATTATGGCCACTGGGGCCGGCCGGAGCAGATCCGCGTCGGTCACATCATGCAGCGCCTCGGCTGGCGACGGGAGCGGCTGGCGGCCTCGCGCAAGAGCGGCATCCGCCCCTGGGGCTATCGGCGGCCGGAAAGCTGGAAGCTGGCGGCCGCCGCCGAGGCGGCCGAAGCGGCGGCCAAGGCCAGGGAGACGGCGTTTTGATCAAGGAGATCGACGAGCTGCTGCACGGCTGGGCCAAGCAGCGGGCCATCCGCGAGGCCTTCCCCGGCCCCGGCAACGTTCGCTGCACCATCGGCACCCTGATCGACAGCCAGGGGGTGGTGATTCCGGCCACCAAGCGCTCGCGCGGGCTGGACGACCCGCGCTTCCCGGTGACCGAACTGATCGTCAACGCCCTGCGGCACGACCTGAACCGGCTGGTCTACGAGCACTACCTGCGCAACCCGCTCAGCACGCCTGCCCAGAAGGCGCGGGCGCTGGGCTATTCCGGCACCAGTGCCTACTACCGGGCACTGGGGACGGCGCATGAGCACGTGCGGGCGGCGCTGGTGAAGAGGAGGGCGGCGTGAGGGGGCGCTCGTCTTCCGCCTTCGGGGGCATCGGTCTGGACGAGCCGGCGCCTCGTTGCGCCTGTGCCTGTCCCGTCTGTCCCATTGCGCCAAAGGCAATGGGACAAGTGCAGGGCTCGCCGTTAGTGGGCTTGTCCCGTGTCCCATCGCATACACGCCCGCGCATGTATGCGCACGAGCAAATGCGCGCAGGCGCGCAGCGTGTATTTCCCACCACCCCCCCTATATATAGACTTCAGATATCAATGGGACATGGGACATTTCTATATAAATCAATAATTTGTGGTGCCCTATCTGATTTTCTCGAATAGGACGAATGGGGTGGAAAGGAAAAAGCGAAATCCAGACAGGGAGAATTACCGACGTACAGGGGACGTTCGCCGGACGTAACAGGGATATTGAGGGTATGGCAGTGAAAAGGGCTTGCTGCCATGGGAATCGAGGGGTAAAAAGTCGTCATTCTTGTATAGGTGCAAGCGCAGCAAGCGCCTCACCCGATCCAGCAAACCCGGCCATCGCGCCGGGTTTTTCGTTTCCCCGGTGCTGTTGGGTTCCCCGCCCTGGTCACCAGCACCGCGCCGGCGCAAGCCGGCACCTATTACTGCGGCCGGCCTGGGTTCAGGTCGACAGCGCCGGCAGGATGACCAGCACGGCGCTGACGACGATGAGCAGCAGCCCGAGTTTTTCCCGGTGGGAGACCTGCTCCTTGAGCCAGTGATGCGACAGCAGGAGGGTGAAGAACACCTCGATCTGGCCCAGGGTCTTCACCAGTCCGACGTCTTCCAGGTTGACTGCGGTGAACCAGCACAGGGAGGCGATGGAGCTGGACAGGCTGATGCGGAAGACCAGCGAGGGCCGTTTCCACAGCTTCCCCAGCGTCTGCGGGTCGCGCAGGGCCAGCCAGCCGGTCAGCGCGGCGACCTGGATGCTGATGGTCCACACCAGCGCCCAGGCGGCGGTGTGCATGAAGGGCAGCTGCAACTGGTGGCAGGCATCGCGCACCCACAGGGTGGTCAGGGCGAAGCACAAGCCGCTCGCCAGGCCCAGCAGCAGGGTCGCGAGGTCCAGCGTGCCGGGTTCGCTGCGCCCTTTCATCAGCCAGACGGCCACCGAGCCGACCATGACGCCCAGCCAGCCGACCGGGCCGAGCAGGGCGCCGAAGAAGATCGAGCCCAGTACCGCGGCCAGCAAGGCTTCGCTCTTGGCCAGGCCGACGCCCGTGGCATAGCTGCGGCGCTGGAACAGCAGCACCATGAGGGCGGTGGCGAAGATCTGCGCGAAGGCGGCGGCCGCTACGTCGAAGACGAAACGGCCGCTGAACTGCGGCAGTTCGGCGGGGGCGCTGGCGTACAGCACCACCAGGTAGAGCACGGCCAGCGGCAAGGCCCAGATGAAGCGCGCCAGGGTCACGCCCAGCGCATTCACTTCGCGGCTGAGCTGCTTCTGCTGGGCGTTACGCAGTGCCTGGGTGAAGGCGGCGGCCAGGGTGAAGGGGATCCAGAGCATAGAGAGACCCGCGTGCAAAAACGGCACAGGGTCTGGCTCATTCGCTCGGGCGTCAAGTCCGCTGGCAGGCCGTCCAGGGCAAGTGCCGATGCGACCGTTCCCGCTTCGGTGGGGTTTTCATTTCCGTCTGATCGGTAAGGAGCGCGGATGTCGACCGAGCAGCACACGCTGGCTGACATGCCTTTCTGGATGCTGGTTCTGATCTCCATGGCCGGACTGTCCGGCGAGATGCTGCGGGCGTCCCGGGGCAACCTGACCTTGGGCCAGATCCTGCTGCGGGTGGTGCTGCGCTTCTCTGCCTCGGCGCTGCTCGGCATCGCCTCGATGCTGTTCGCCGTGGCGCTGTGGGGCAACCACCTGATCGCCGGCGGGCTGGGCATCGTGGTCGGGGTGATCGGCGCGGATGTGGCCGGCGGGCTGTATGCGCGGTGGTTGGCGAAGCGGGCGGGGCTGGGCGACTTGCCGCGTGCGGATCGGGAGGCGTGAGCCGTGTTCTCGATCGGTCGTTCCGGCCTCGATGAGGCGTTCGCCGCGCTGGATCGGCTGGCCGGCGATCTGCCCAAGCGGGCGCTGGCCGATGCGCTGAACCACACGGCCAACCAGGCGCGGATCGCGCTGCGGGCCGAGATGGAAAGCGTGTTCGACCGGCCGACGCTGTTCACCCTGAATGCGCTGCGCATCCTCAACGCCAGGCCCGATTCGCTGGAGGCGGCGATCTGGGTGAAGGACGACAAGGACAACAACGCCAAGGGCCAGGCCCCCGAGGATTGGGTCGCGCCGCAGGTGTTCGGCGGGCCGCGCGTCGACAAGAAGAGCGAGATGCTGCTCAGGCGGCGGGGCATCCTGCCGGCCGGGCGGTTCGTCGTTCCGGCCGAGGGGGCGCGTCTGGATGCCTACGGCAACATGAGCCGGGGGCACATGCTGCAGATCCTGTCGGGGCTGCGGCTGCTGAACCGGCCGGGCTATACGGGCGACGCTTCGAACAACTGGCGGTCGTTCCGCAAGGGGCACGCCAGGGCGTTCTTCGTTATGCGCCGCGGCAAGGTGCCGATCGGCATCGCGGAGCGGCGGGGCAGGACCATGCAGATGGTCCTGGCCTTTGTCGGGCAGCCCAGCTACCGGCGGCGGCTGGACTTCCATGGGATCGTCCGGCGCGTGGTGGACGAGCGGCTGGCGACCAACGTCGACAAGGCCGTCACCGATGCCTTGGCCGGCAGACTGCCGACCAATTTCAGGCGCCGGCCGCAGGCTTGGCCCCGGTGAGAGTGGGTCCTCCCCCGGGGCCGGCCCCCTACACGGGTAATTCGAACCGCGTTTACACGGTAGCGGCTGGGTCTGGAAGTTAGTTAACGGGGGTTAACGGGTTAACGATTGCCGGTAAACAGTTAACAGGTGTCGTCATGATTGCACTGAGCAAGTCCGAATTCGCGGCGCACAAGGGCTGGTCGAAGCCCTACGTCTCGAAGCTGGCCAAGCAGGGCCGGCTGGCCATGACGGCCGACGGCAAGGTCGACGTCGCAGCGACCGAAGCCTTGCTGCAGCGCACTGCCGATCCGAGCAAGACTGGCGTCGCCGAACGCCATCAGCGCGAGCGTGTCGAGCGTGGCGTGACCGCCCACCTGATACCCACCGCTCCGCCACTGGAGTCGCCGCCGGATTCCGAAGACGAGGGCATCGACTTCCAGAAAGCCCGCGCCCGACGCGAGCACTACCTGGCGCGTCTCGCCGAGAACGAGGCCCGCAAGAGCGACGGCGAACTGGTCGAGCGCGAGGCCGTCGAGAACGCCGCCTTCGCCACCGGCCGTCTGCTGCGCGACCTGCTGCTCGGCCTGCCAAAGCAGATCGGCGCCGAGCTGGCCGCCATCAGCGATCCCTGGGAGCTCGAACGTCGGCTGACCGCCGGCCTGCGCCGCGCCCTCGAGGACGCCAACCGCCTGAGCGCCGCCGACCTCGAACACGCCATCAAGCCGCCGAGCTGACGCCATGAACCAACGGTATGCCGACGGTGCCGAGCAGTACCGCTCGGCCTACCTGCGAGGCCTGCAGCCCGACCCGGAACTCTGGGTCGACGAATGGGCCGACGAATACATGCGCATCCCCCGCGAGACCGGCGCCGCCGAGCCCGGCCCGTACCGCACGGAGCGCACCCCCTACGCCCGCGAGCCCATGCGCTGCCTCTCGCCCAGCCACCCGGCCAAGCGCGTGGTGACCATGGTCGCCTCGCAGCTGATGAAGACGCAGATCGCCCTCAACTGGATCGGCGGCTGCATCCACATGGCCCCGGCCAACATCCTCATGCTGCTGCCCAGCCTGGCCCTGGCCAAGCGGGTCAGCGGCCGGGTCGGCAAGACCATCGACGCCACCCCGGTGCTTCGCGAACGGGTCGCCTCGCCGCGCTCGCGCGATTCGCGCAACACCATGGACACCAAGGAGTTCGAGGGCGGCACCCTGTACGCCACCACCGCCGGCTCCGCCTCCAACCTGGCCGAGCTGGCGGCGCGCTACATCTACGGCGACGAGGTCGACCGCTGGGACGTCGACGTCGACAACGAAGGCGACCCGATCGAACTGGCCGAGACCCGGGCCAGCACCTTCGGGCGTAACGCCAAGATCTACTTCTCCAGCTCGCCCACCATCAAGGGCGCCTCGCGGATCGCCGACCTGTTCACCCAGAGCGACCAGCGCCACTACTACGTGCCCTGCCCGCACTGCGGCGAGATGCAGACCCTGGAGTGGGAGAACCTCAAGTACAGCGACGACTACAGCCTGGTGCAGTACCTCTGCTGCACCTGCGGCTGCCTGATCGACGAGCATCACAAGGGCGAGATGCTGGCCCGTGGGGAATGGCGTGGCCATGCCGAAGGCGACGGCGAGACCGTCGGCTTCACCCTCAACGCGCTGTACGCCCCGCTGGGCTGGGTAAGCTGGCTCGGCCTGGCCAAGCAATACGACAAGGCAAAGGCCGCCCAGGACAAGGGCGACCTCGAGCCTATGCAGGTGTTCTACAACACCCGCCTGGCGCGCCTGTGGGATGCCGCCCAGGAGATGACCAAGGCCAGCGAGCTCAAGGCCCGCGCCGAAGACTACCCGCTCGGCAGCGCCCCCCGGGGCGCGCTGATCCTCACCGCGGCCGTCGATACCCAGCACAACCGCCTGGAACTGCTGGTGATCGGCTGGGGCGAGGGCATGGAGCGCTGGGTCGTCGACCACCAGGTCGTCATGGGCGATCCGGCCGACGAGCGCACCTGGGCACTGCTCGACGAGAAGCTCAAGGCCCGCTACCACCACGACTCGGGTGTCGAGCTGGCGATCTGTGCGGTCGCCATCGACTCCGGTGGCCACCATACCGACGAGGTCTACCAGTTCACCCGTCTGCGCCGCTGGCGAAATGTTCTGGCCATCCGCGGGGCCAGCCGGCCAGGACGTCCGGTCATTGCCCAGCGCCCCTCGAAGGTCGACGTCACTTGGAAGGGAACCGTCCACAAGGGCGGCTCCGAACTCTGGATGATCGGCACCGACACGGCGAAGGACTGGATCTACAACCGTTATGGCCTGGGCGAAGGTCCCGGCGCGATCCACTTCTCGCAGGATCTGCCGGACGACTTCTACGACCAGGCCGTCGCCGAGCGCAAGATCGCCCGCTACGTGAAGGGCCACAAGCGCATCGAGTGGGTCAAGGGCAAGGCCGACCGTAACGAGGCGCTCGACCTGCTGGTCTACAACCTGGCCATGGCCCATTACATCGGCCTGCATCGTTATCAGGAAAAGGACTGGGCGAAGCTCCGCTCGGCAGTGTCGCAGGGCAGTCTTTTCGCCGAGCGCACCCAGCAGTCGGCGGCCGGGGAAGAGCCCGCGCCAAAGGCGCAAACGCCAGTTCCACCACGCCGCCTGATGCCTCGTCGAGGCACTCGAAGCAAAGCCACCTACTGAGGCACCCCATGACCGAAGCACAACAGCGCCTGGCCGACGTCCGGGCGGCGATCAAGGACATCCTCGAAAAGGGCCAGTCCGTCCGCAAGGATGGCCGCGAACTGCGCCGCGCCGATCTTGGCTCCCTGCGCGCGCTGGAAGCCCAATACGTCAGGGACGTCGCCGCCGAGCAACTCGCCCAGCGAGGCGCCCGCAACCGCATCAGCTACGTGAAGATCTGACCATGGGCCTGTTCCGCAAGTCTCCCGAAGAGCGCCTGCTGGCCGAAGCCGTCAAGCTCGCCGGCCAGCAGTTGCGCCCGAGCGCCCAGGGCGGCGGTGGCGGGGTGGAAACCCGCTGGCGGGGCGCCTCCCGCGTGCTGCGCTCGATGGCCAGCTGGGTGCCCGGTCTCGGCAGCCCGCGCCGCGACCTCAACACCTCCGAGCGCTCCACCCTGGTCGCCCGCTCGCGCGATGCCATGCGCAACCACCTGATCGCCCGCGCCGCCATCGTCCGCAACCGGACCAGCGTGGTCGGCACCGGCCTCATCTGCCGGCCGCAGGTGGATTGGGAAGCGTTGGGTATCGACGAGGAGGAGGGCGAGCGGCTCAACGCCCAGCTGGAGCGCGAATGGACCCTGTGGGCCGAGAACCCGCTGGAGTGCGACGCCGAGGCCACGCTCAACCACTACCAACTGCAGGCGCTGGCCCTGGTCTCCGCCCTGGTCGGCGGCGATGCCTTCGCCACCACGCCGGACATCGAGCGCCCCGGAACCCTCTACAGCACACGCATCCAGTTGATCGTAACCGACCGGGTCGGCAACCCGCACGGCATGCCCGACAGCACGAACCTGGTCAATGGCGTCGAGTTCGACGCGCACGGCGCCCCGGTCGCCTTCCACATCTGCACCGGCTATCCGGGCGAGCCCGTCGCCGGCCAGCTGCTGGAATGGCAGCGTATCCCGGTCTTCGGCGCCGAGACGGGCCGCCGCCGGGTGCTGCAGATCTGGTGCGACAAGGACCGCCCCGGCCAGAAGCGCGGAGCCCCGTACCTCGCGCCGGTGCTCGAGCCCCTGCAGAAGCTGGAGCGCTACAGCAGCGCCGAGCTCATGGCGGCCATCATCTCGGCCATGTTCACCGTGTTCCTCAAGAAGGGGGAGGCCTTCGAGCAGGGCAACCTGCCGCTGTCGGCCCTGGGCGACGGCACGGGCGGTCACGACGCCCTCGACCAGCCGCCCGTGGAGCTGGGCGAGGGCGCCGTGGTCGACCTGGCGCCGGGCGAGGAGCCGGTGATCGCCAACCCGGCGCGGCCCAATGCCCAGTTCGACCCGTTCTTCACCAGCATCGTCAAGGAGATCGGCGCCGCCCTGGAGCTGCCCATGGAAGAGCTGATGCTCTACTACTCCAGCAGCTACAGCGCCGCCCGGGCCGGCATGCTGCAGGCCTGGCGCGCCTACCAGATGCGCCGCTGGTGGCTGGTCTGCGACTTCTGCCAGCCCTCTTACGAGCTACTGATCGACGAGGCCGTCGCCCGTGGCCGCATCCGGGCGCCCGGCTACGGCGATCCGGCCCTTCGCCGCGCCTACACCCGGGCGATCTGGATCGGCCCGGCCAGGGGCGCCATCGACGAGCTGAAGGAGGCCAACGCCGCCGGCAAGCGCATCGAGATCGGCGTCAGCAACGAAACCATCGAGGCCGCCGCCATGACCGGCGAGACCTGGCAGCAGATCTACCGCCAGCGCAAGCGCGAGCTTGACCAGCGCCGCCGCGACGGCCTCAGCAACGCGCCGCCGCAACCCGAAGAACCCCCGCAACCCGCCGAGGAATGACCATGCCCCGCGCCTTCGAGCTGGCCGCCTCGCGGCCCTGGCTGATGCTGCCCGACGCCCTCGACACCCTGATGGCCATCGCCGATCGTCAGGGCGACCCCGAAGCCCTCGAGGCCCGGCTCGGCAAGCCGCTGGACAACACTCGCGCCGTCAGCCTGCGCGACGGCGTGGCGGTGATTCCGGTCACCGGGCCGATCATGCGCTACGCCAACCTGTTCACCCGCATCAGCGGGGCGACCAGCACCCAGGAGCTGGCCACCGACCTGCAGGCCGCCCTCGACGATCCCAAGGTCCGGGCCATCGTCCTCAACGTCGACAGCCCGGGCGGCGAGGCGACCGGCATCAACGAGCTGGCCGACATGATCCACGCCGCCCGCGGCAGGAAGCCGATCAAGGCCTACGTCGGCGGCACCGGAGCCAGCGCCGCCTACTGGATCGCCAGCGCGGCCGACGAGGTGGTGGTCGACGACACTGCCTTGCTCGGCTCCATCGGCGTGGTGGTGGAGGTGGCCATCCGCAAGGAGGCCGACGGCATCAAGCGCTACACGATCACCAGCAGCAACGCGCCCAACAAGCGCCCGGATCTCGACACCGAACAGGGCCGCGCCGAGGTCGCCAAGAGCATCGACGCCCTGGCCGAGGTGTTCGTCGCCAAGGTCGCCCGCAATCTCGCCGTCGACCCCGAGGACGTGCCCGTCATGGGCGATTTCGGCGGCCTCAAGGTCGGCGCTGCCGCCGTCGATGCCGGCCTGGCCCATCGCCTCGGCTCGCTCGAATCCCTGCTCACCGAACTGGCCAGCCCGGCCGCCACCCAGAGGAAACCCAGCATGACCATCGTCCGCACCACGGCCGAGCTGCAGGCGGCCATCGCCGCCGGCACCGATCCGCAGACCATCCAGATCGCCGCCGCCGAGCCGGTCGACGTCGACGGCATCGACAGCGGCGCCTCCGTCGAGGCCACTGCCCTGACCCTGTTCAAGGCCGCCCAGGACCGCGGCATCAACCTCTCCGCCATCAAGCGCGACGCCACCGCCGCCGCTCCGGCTACGCCGCCGGCTGCCGGCGCCGCCAACACAGCCAACAGCGCGGCCGCCTGGAGCCGCACCATGAAGAAGATCGGAGGCTAAGCCATGACCATCCTGACCCAGGGAAAGCGCACCGCGGAGTTCCTGCTGAGCGAGTCCAACGGCCAGCGCTCCCGCGAAGAGGTCACCCTCGCCATCACCGCCGTGGCTCTGCCCGCCGGCCAGCTGCTGGGCAAGGTCACCGCCAGCGGCGAATATGCGCCCTACAGCGCCGCAGCCACCGACGGCACCGAAACCGCCGTCGCCATCCTCTACGCGGCCGCGCCGGTGTCTGCCGCAGCCCAGCCGGCCGCAGTCGTGATGCGCGATGCCGAAGTGGTCGGCGCCAAGCTCACCGGACTGGATACCGACGCCACCGCCGACCTGCTCGCCCTGGGCATCGTCGTCCGCTAACCCCAGCACCCATTCCGAAACCGCCCGCGTGGCGGTTTTTTCGTTTCAGGAGAGCCACATGCCCAGCCTCGACATCTTCAACGGCGACGCCTTCGGCGCCGTCAGCCTGACCAACGCCATCAACACCAGCCCGGAGGGCCAGCGCGTGCCGGCGCTGCTGGATTCCCTGTTCGAGGAGGAGGGGGTCAACACCACCTCCGTGTTCATCGAGCGCGAAAACGACAGCCTCGCCCTGGTGCCGGCCGGCGAACGCGGCGCGCCCGCCGGGGTCACCACCGGCGCGCAGCGCGACGCCGTCCCGTTCAGGACCCTGCACCTGCCGACCCGCTCCACCATTCGCGCCGACGAGGTGCAGGGCGTCCGCGCCTTCGGCTCGGAAAGCGAGCTGGAAACCGTCATGGGGCTGGTCGGCAAGCGCCTGCTGAAGCAGCGCCGCCGTCTCGAGGCGACCATCCGTTTCCAGCGGGCCGGCGCCGTCACCGGCAAGATCTACGATGCCGACGGCCAGCGCCTGTTGCTCGACCTGCATCAGCAGTTCGGCATCGAACAGCAAAGCCACGCCATGGCGCTCGGCAACGACACCACCAAGGTGCTCGCCAAGATCGTCGAGGCCAAGCGCAAGGCCGAGGACGCCATCGCCGACAGCGGCATCATCAGCGGCTGGCTGGCCGTGTGCGGCCGAGGCTTCTGGGATGCCTTCACCGGCCACACGTCCACCACCGACGCCTGGGATCGCTTTCAGGACGGCCAGTTCCTGCGCAACGACCTGCGCCCGACCGGCTTCCAGTTCGGCGGTGTCGAGTGGCAGGAGTTCTACGGCAAGGTCGGCGGCGTGGAGTTCATCGGCAGCGACGACGCCTACCTGATCCCGCTCGGCGTCGACGGCCTCCTGGTCACCAAGTACGCCCCGGCGGACTACATGGACACGGTCAACACCATGGGGCAGAAGTTCTACGCCAGCCAGGAGCCGCTGCCCCACAACAAGGGCATCGACCTGGAAGCGCAGTCCAACCCGCTGTCCATCTGCACCCGTCCGCGGGCGATCATCAAGCTGACCAAGGCCTGAGATGTTCGGCGCCGAAATAGACGCAGCCGTCATGGCGTCGCTCAACGACGGCCAGGGCGACTATCTGTCCGCGGCCGGCGTCGTGCTGGCCAGCGGCCTGGAGCTGATCCTCGACCGCAACGTCGAGCGCCTCGACCTCGCCAGCGGCGCCCTCGACCGCAGCGTCACCCTCACCGTCCGGAAGCACCTGCTGCAGCCCCTCGACCGCCAGGGCGCCCTCCTGCTCGACGGCAAGACCTGGCACATCGACGGCATTGCCAGCGACGACGGCCACCTGATCACCTTCTACGTGGTGCCCTGACATGCCCATCGACCTGCAATCCGCCATCGTCGCGGAGCTGCTCGCGCGCCTGGCAGACGTGTCCGAGTTCGGCGCCCTGGTCCTCGAGGACAGCGTGCTGCGCATCCTCGACGCCGAGGACGAAACCCTGCCGGAAGACCTGATCGTCGTCCAGCCGGGCCAGACCGAGGAGGTCGAGCGCATCGGCCAGGGCAGCGTGCGCGAGCGCGTCACCCTCAACATCACCGCCATGACCCGCCGCCGCCAGTTCGCCCCGGCCCTGCGCGCGGCGCGCCTGGCCGTCAAGGTCGCGCTGCCCGGTGCCAAGGCCGGCCTGACCGTCACCGGCGTGCAACAGGCTGCCTTCCAACCGGAAAGCCCCATGCCACCCGGCGAGGGCCGGCGCTGGGCCGCGCACGTCATGCCGCTGCAGATCACCTACATCCAACCGCTCAAGTAATCCCCGGAGCCTTCCATGAGCCAGATCGACCGTTCCTTCGTGGGCGAGGGCATCGTCTACGCCCGCGCCTACCAGTCCGCCGACCCGCTGCTGGACATCGGCAACTGCGACACCTTCAACCTGTCGTTCGCCACCAACCGCACCACGCTGCCCAACTACCGCGGCGGCGGCGGCAACCGCAACGTGCGCGAGCAGGTGACCGACGTCACCGCCACCATCGGCATGTTCGACATCACCGCCACCAACCTGGCCCGCGTCACCAAGGCGGTGATCACCGAGATCGCCGCCGGCACCGTGACTGCCGAGGCGCTGGGCTGCGCCGGGGTCGAGGGCGAGCTGGTCCCGTTCAAGAGCCTGCCGGATATGAGCCAGCCGGTCACCGTCGTCACCGCGGCCGATGCCGCGCTGGCCGCTGGTACCGACTACCTGCTGACCCCGCACGGCATCGTCGTCCTGGCCGACAGCCTGATCACCTCCGCCGGAATCAAGGCCACCTACACCAAGCTGGCGGCCGACGCGGTGCAGATGCTGGCCGGCTCCCAGGTCGAACTGGAGCTGTACATTGCCGGCCTCAACGACGCCCAGTCCGGCGAGCCCTTTGCCCTGCGCGCCCGTCGTGTCAAATTCGGCATTGCCAGCGAAATTCCGGTACTCGGCACCGAGTACCTGCGTCTGGAGGCGCCGGCCGAGCTGCTGGCCGACGACCTGGTCACCGAGCCCGGCATTTCCAAGTTCTGCGAGATGCAGCTGTTGAAGAAGGTGGCGTGATGGGGATAGGCCAGGAGTGAGGCGGATTTGATTCGCAAGCTGTGGGGTGGCGCAGCGAACCGTCAAGGCTACCCCAACAAGCGGAGGCTCCATAAGCCAAAGCCGATGTAACGTCGGCTTTCTGCATCGAACAGCAGCTATTCAACCGATAGTTGTAAAGATGAACGATTGCTGTGCTTTATAGCTCTTGCTTCCGTTATGGTTTGGTGACGAGACGTTGAAACAGTTCGAGGAGAGGAACTATGAACAAGCTGTACCTGCTGACTGGAACGGATAACTATCAAGCAGCTGGGTTGTTCAGTGGCGGCATGGTTGCCGACTACAGTGTCCGAGTCTGTGTCGAGGAGAATATGGTCGTCCTCTGGTTAGGCCCGGTCGAGGTTCGCCTGAGTCCGACGCAAGCTGAGGACGTCGGCCATCACTTGATCACCGCCGGGCAGAAAGCCTGCCAAGCCTTGGAAGTGAGCCAGCCACTTCTGGAGGGAGGCTACCGGCAAGCGACCCTTCGCGGTCTTTCAGGTGCGGTCAAGGAGGGCGACAAGAGTTGATGAAGGACTCGTTTCGCTGAGCCTCGCAACCAAAAATGAACCGATACGGCTTGGCTTGAAGGCTTTACTACCGATCGGATGACAGCATCCCGAACACTGGAACCTCGCCTCGGCGGGGTTTTTTATTGCCTGGAGAAAACCCCATGGCCGGCATCAAGGACCGCCTGATCCAGTTCGTCCTGCGCGGGCGCGACGAGCTCTCGCCCGCAGCGGAGCAGGGCGCCGACGCCCTGGAAGCGCTGCGCCGGGAAGGCGAGCGTCTCGGTACGGCGCTGGACAAGGCCAGAGAGGCCCGTGGTCTGGCCGCCAGCCTGGCTGCCGCCGGGCGTGCCGCCGAGCAGGCCCGTGGCAGCCTGGTGCGGGCCGAGCAGCGCGCGGACGACCTGCGCAAGGCGCTGGACAAGGACCCGGAGAGCGAGGGGCTGGTCGTTGCCCTGCGCGAAGCGGAGCGGGAGGCCGCCCGCGCCACTCGCGAGCTGAACCGGGCCAGCGCCCAGCTGGGCGAGCTGGAGCAGGCCGCCAGGGCTGCCGGCATCGACACGAACAACCTGGCCGACGAGCAGCGCCGTCTCGCCCAGGCGGTGGACGACGGCAAGCAGGCCCTGGCTCGACACACCCAGCAGTTGCGCGAGCTGGAGCGGCAGGAAGCTGCGGCGGCCCGGGGCGCCGCCGAGCACGCTTCTCGCCTGGCCGCCGTGCGCGAAGCGCTGGACGGCGCGACCCGCCGGGTGCTGGCCTTCGCCGGCGCCTTCGTCGGTGTCGATGCGGCGATCGGCATGGTCGGTCGCCTGAGCGGTGCTATCCGCACCGGCATCGTCGACATGCTCAAGACCGGTGACCAGATTGAGGGGCTGGAGACCCGCATCACGTCGCTGATGGGCAGCATTGATGCGGGCGAGAAGGCCATTGCCTGGATAAAGGACTTCACCAAGACCGCCCCGATGACCATTGCGGAGGTGACCGATGCCTTCGCGCTGCTCAAGGGCTTCGGACTCGATCCGATGGATGGCAGCCTGCAGGCGCTGGTCGACAAGAACGCCCAACTGGGCGGCGAGATGGACCGCCTGCAGGGCATCGTGATCGCGCTTGGGCAGGCCTGGGGCAAGGAGAAGCTGCAGGCGGAGGAAATCACGCAACTGGTCGAGCGTGGCATCCCGGCCTGGCAGTTGCTGTCACAGGCCACCGGCAAGACGGTCGCGCAGCTTCAGGAGCTGTCCTCCGAGGGGCGGCTCGGCCGCGACGTGATCGCCGCTCTGATCGCCGCTCTGATCGCCGAGCTGGGCAAGAGCGCCGAGGGTCAGGCGCTCTCAGCCATGTCCCGGCTGTCCGGCCAGCTCAGCCAATTGAAAAACGCCGCCCAGGACTTCTACGACCGCATCGCCCAGGCCGGCGCCCTGGACTACGTCAAGGGCAAGCTCGACGAGCTGCTCGCCACGATCCGCGCCATGGACAGCGACGGCCGGCTGGACAGGCTGGCCAAGTCGCTCAGCACGGCGTTCATCGACGGCGCCAGGCGGGTCGAGGAGTTCGGCAGGAAGCTGCTCGGGACCGACTTCAAGAAGCTGACCGACGACAGCACGAAATGGCTGAACGACTTCGGCGCCAAACTCGACCAGACCACGACCAGCGTCCAGCTGTTCGTGGCGCCGTTCCGCACCCTGTTCAACGGCGTCACCTCCGGTCTGTCGCTGGCCGGGCTGGCGGTCACCGGCTTCGCCGACCTGGTGCTGCGCAGCCTCGGACAGGTCGCCGACTTCGTGCCGGACATACTCGGCGGCGACACGCTGCGCACCCAGATCGCCGAGGCCCGCGGCGTGCTCAACGGTCTGACCGAGGGTTTCGCCGCGCAGATCGAGCAGGACGGCAAGGACATCCGGGCGGCCTGGGACGTGACCACCAGGCATGCCGCCGAGAGCGCCGCCGCCCAGACCGCCGCCGTCAAGTCCAAGGTCGAGCAGCAACGCATGCTCGACCAGGCTTATGCCGACGAGCTGATCGCCAACCAGAAGAAGGCCAAGGATGCTGCCGTGGCCGCCGCCGCCGAGGGCACGGCCGCCATCGGCAGCATGGCCGAAGCCCTCAAGCTGATCGACGCCGCCAGCGCGACCGCCAAGCTCGACGGCCTGCGCGATGCCCTGCGCGAGGCCTACCAGTCCGGGGCCATCAGCCAGCAGGACTACGCCCGCGCGTCCGGCGTGCTCAACGAGAAGCTGCGGCAGCTCCAGCGCGGGGCCGGTGCCACGGCCGGCGAGTTCGCCGGCCTCGAGGACAAGTTCGCCAGCCTCGAGTCGATCATGGGGCAGATCGGTCGCGCGGCCAACGAGGTGGACTTCAGCCAGATCCGCACGGGCCTGCGCAAGGCCTACGGCGACGGGGCGATCAGCGCCGAGGACTTCGCCAAGGCTCAGGCCGCCCTTGCCGAACGGATGGACGAGGTGAAGAAGGCCGCCGTCTCGACCGGCCGCAGCGTCGAGAAAGCCTCCGCCGACATGGCCGACGCGTCCGCCGAGACGGAAGGCTCCCTGCGCTGGATCGGCGGCGCCGCCGAGGACGCCGGGGCGGGGCTGGACTTCTTCGGCAGCATCCTCAGCCAGGCCCGCGAACCGCTGGCCGGCATGAGCGATGCGGCGCTCAAGGCCTTCGACGCCCTGCAAGGCATCAACAACGTCGACTGGGGGATCGACACCGGCAGCCTGGAAGCCACCCGGGAATCCCTGCGCGGCGCCCAGGAGCAACTGGCCTTTCTCAAGATCGAGCTGGCCAAGCCCCTGCCGCACACCAACGCCGGCATCTGGGCCATGGAAACCCTGATCCGCAGCCACGAACTGCAGGTGTCGTACCTGGGCCAGAAAAAGGCTCTGCAGTCGCTGATGGAAGGCTACGAGGACGGCTCGATCAGCCTGGAGGCCTTCATCCGCCGTGCCGAGCGCGCCCAGCGTGGCCTGAGCCTGCTGGACAGCTCCGACCTGTCCGGCCTGAAAAGCGCCCTGGCCGCCGCCGAGCAGCAGATGCGGGCGCTCGGCGACTCCAGCCGAAACACCCTCGACGGCCTGCAGAGCGAGCTGGCCCAGCTGCGCGGCGATCAGGAGGAGGTCGACCGGCGCGCCTTCGCCAACCGCCGCCGCGATCTGGAGGCGCAGCGCGCCGAGGCCCGTGCCGCCGGCAACGGCCAGGCGGTGGCGGACCTCAGTCGCGCGCTGGCCACCCTGCAGGAAATCGAGGCGGAAACCACCAACCGGCGCCTGCGCGAGCAGCAGCAGGCCCAGGCCCAACAGCAGGCCGCCGCGCCGGCGCCGGCCACGACCGAGGCCCAGCCCGCTACCGTCATCCGCCTGGAAAGCCCCCGCGGGCGCCGGGTCGACGTGCAGGTGCCGGCGGGCCAGCAGACCCAACTGCTCGACATACTGGCCGACGCCGGCCTGAGGACGCTGTGAATGATGCTCGACTCGGTGGAGCTGGACGACCAGTTCGAATGGGTGGACGAGTTCGAATGGGATGCCGTGGCCCAGGAGCAGGAACGCTCGGTCAGCGGCGCGCTGCTGATTCAGGAGGGCGTCAAGCTCTACGGCCGCCCGATCACCCTGAAAAGCAACGGCGGGGTCTGGACCCCGCTGTCGGTGGTGCGCTCGCTGGAAGTACTGCGCGACATCCCGAACAAGGTCATGGCCCTGACCCTGCCGGACGGTCGCGCCTTCAGCGTGATCTTCAACCGCGCCGACGGCGCCGCGCTGGAGGCCGTGCCGCTCGAACGGCGGGTCGCCCCGCCGGACGACTGGCCCTATGAGGTGAACCTGCGCCTGATCACCGTCGCCCCGCCGGCGGCGTAGGGTGGGTAACTCGCACAGCGATTACCCACCATTGGCATCGATGGACAAGGCTGCGCAGCCTTTACCGCCCCTTCGCCTTCTCATAGGCCGCGCTGCGCTCGCGCTTGCCCACGGCGACCACCACCACCACCACGCGCTCGTCTTCCACTCGGTACACCAACCGATAGCCCGAGGCGCGTAGCTTGATCTTGTAGTGGTTCGGCATCTCGCGCAGTGCGTCGGCCGGCACCTTGGGCAGCTCCAGACGCTCGCGCAGTTTCTTCTTCAACTGCTCGCGCACCGTGTGCTCCAGCTTCTCCCATTCCTTCAGCGCGGACGGCAGGAACTCCAGGCTATAGGTCATCCAGATTCACCGGCACGGGTGTTTCGCCGGCGCGAGAGCGGGCGAGTTCGGCCAGCTCCAAGTCTTCCAGCCGCTCGACCATTGCCTCGAACGCTTCGGCCGGCACCATGTAACCCATCACCCGGTTGTGATTCAGCACCGCCACCGGCCCGCCATTGGCGCTGCCGATCACCGCAGACGGGTTCTTCTTCAGCTCGGACACACTGACGGCCTTGTCGGCCAGTACGTTTTGCATGGGAAAGACTCCTTTTCAGGTCTTTATTCTGGTCTTTTTTGCCGGAGTCAAGCAATACAGCGAGGGGGCCGCTGGTCCCTCAGGTGGCTGATGGAGAAGCTGGCAGGGTGGGTAACTCGCGCAGCGATTACCCACCGTTGGCATCGGTAGACAAGGCTGCACCGTTGTCTATCCTACTTGCTGCTTAAACGACTTCAATACCCATTTTTTTCATAATTCCACGAGTATGCTGTATCCAATCTCGATTTTGCTTCCGTAACAGTCGTCCCACTTTTTTATGAGCCTCGGCTTCATCTTTGTATAGAGGGCTCACTGGGGGAGAATTTTCGTACAGCCAATTCTGCCACTCATAAATGGAAATGGTTTCGCTGCAAAATAGTTGGTAATCCGGAAAGATGCCAGTTGGTGCGGCCTTGAAGTTGTCAAGCGAGGAGTGCTCAACAAACCTATGGCTCTTCTGCTCAAAAATGTTGCCAATCCCGCGATCAAAACAAATGCTATGATTTCTGACATATGCATTTTCATAGATGTTGGTTTCACTTCTTAGGCGATCTCCAAACATGGGCTGAAAGAAAGCTCTCGCATCACTAGGTAGCCCTCTTCTTAGGATTGGGCTCATAACTCTTTCCTGTCCAAGCTTGAATTCGCCATGGATCACAAAGTTGCCCGCGTCATCCGGTGCTAGAGCTTGGTCGGTGATATAGGGGAATCCACATCGCCTAGAGCAAAGAAACGCAGTTGAGATGTTTGTTATATAAAGATCGTCAATGACCAAGCTAAAGGCGCTAGGCATTATGAAGAATGATGGAGAGTTAATACCCATCATGTTTATTTTTGACTTGGAAGATGTAGATCTTCTAATTATTACACCCCTGTCATATTGTCCGATTCTATCTGCAATGTGGAATTTTGGATTGGCTTCTAGTGGGTTCTTGTCCAGCATTTGCAGGCCAAGCCAAAGACCAACGCGAATCTTGTCAAGCCAATCCAAAAAAGTCGAAAATTGTTCCCCGTTAACATCATCCCCGCGCTGAATTCGCTCTAAAGTCGCTTTCGCCTTATCCTCCAGGACAGAGTGGGCAGAGTTACAGCTTTCGCATGCAGGGAATGTAAACTGATCAAAAGCAAACTGCCTTTTTCTTCCATTTGCTAGGCAGAAGTCGGTTTCGAAAACTGCTTGCCTGCTAGGATCCCCTGTCGCCTTTATCAACCACTGAGGAATCACATGCTCTTTATTTTTCCCCTCAGGGATCTCGCCGCAAAAAATGCAAAGCCTTGCCATTGTTGCTCCAGAATACAGCCTCAGAAAACTTGTGCACCTGAGTGAAATTACATATGTGTACGCTACCGAATAAAATGGTATTGGGGCAGCATACCTTTTCATCGTCCGACTTCCGGCTTGCACGTCGGTTTTCAAGTCCATTGATGACCGTTCGTCGGCCTTATACACCAGGTAGCCCCGTCTTCGTCGGCTCCTCAAAGCGCTGACAGCCTCCCAGTTGACTCCCATCAGCTTCTCCCGCTAAGGTCCCCCCGCTGCCGCCAAATCGGCAGCCTGGGCTTGGCGGCCCGGATTCGTAGGCGGACACAACCGCCGTCAGAGCGGTTTTTTTGTGCCCGCAGCATGGCTACACCCGTTATGGGCGGGCCGTGTGTGGGGAGCTTTCGGGCTCCGCCTGCCCTACGACAGGTCCGCCAACCCGCACGGTTCCGCTCACCCATCTTGGCGGATGGGCGCGGAACTCCATCAATTTCGTAGGAGTTTCGTCATGCAAGCGCTCACCTTCCGCGACACCCAGCTCGATATCACCGACCGCGATGGCCAGCCGTGGCTGCAAGGCGCGCAGATCGCCTGCGCACTCGGTTATGCCAGCGAGGATGCCATCAGCCGCATTTACCGCCGCAATGCTGACGAGTTCACCCCGTGCATGACCGAGACGGTCAAATTGACCGTCTCGGGGAATCTGCAGAAGGAGGTCCGCATCTTCTCCCTCCGCGGCGCCCACCTGCTGGCGATGTTCGCTCGCACCGAGGTCGCCAAGGAGTTCCGTCGCTGGGTGCTCGATGTGCTGGACGGTCTGAGCGCGCAGGACTCCGCCCCCAACAGTTCGGTCACTTCGACCGAACCCATCCACCTCACCTACAACGACCGCCCGTTCCGCATCGTCCCCGAGGGCGCGGCGCTGTGGTTCGTCGCCGTCGATGTGGCTCGCGCCCTGGACATGCGCGACGGCCACTGCCTCACTCGCCATCTGCGCAGCGAGCACAAGGCGCAGCGGCAGGTCGGCCAGCGGCGTCTTAGCCTAATCGACCGGGCCGGGCTGGAGCTGGCCCTGCATCACGCCAGCCCGGCGCGGGCCGAGCCGCTGCGGCTGTGGCTGGAGGCGACGCTGGAGCAGTTCGTGACCGGCACGCCGGCACCGCGTGCATTGCCGGGTGGGTTGTCCGGGGAGCAGCAGGGCGTGCTCAAAGCGCTGGTGGCGGCACGCATCGAGGCGCTGCCCGAGCTGGAGCGGGGTAGGGCGGCGACGCGCTGTTGGTCGGCGCTCAAGTCCAAGTTCGGCTGCGGCTACAAGGAGATCGCGCCGGAGCGGTTCACCGAGGCAGTGAGTCTGGTGGCGCGCATCGTGCTGGAGGGCGAGCTGCTGGAGCCGGAGGCGCCGAAGGTGGTGGGCCGGCTCGATATCGACTACCCCATCGAGGACTGGAAGGCCCGCAACCCGCAGCAGTTCCGCCACGACAACCCGAACAGCCCGGATCTGGTGGTCGGCTATGGGGATCTGCTGTCGAGCGACTATTCCCCCTGCTGCGACCTGCTGGACAAGCTGCACAACGCCGGCTATCGCATCGATGGCGCCTTCTACGAGCTGCGCTCCTATCAGAACCTGATGCTCCAGATGGACATGGCCATCCGGCTGATGGTCGGCAATGCGCGCCAGGCAATAGAAGGCTTCGAGCAGGATCGTCGGCGCCTCCAGAAATTCGTTGGCGTGAAGGGGCACAAGATATGATTTCCCCGCGCACGCGGGGATGAACCGGTCAGGTCGGCCTCCGTCGCCGGCAGCGAGGGAATTTCCCCGCGTACGCGGGGATGAACCGACGCCCTGGCCGAATTCGCCGCCGGCCGCCTGCCGTTCCCCGCACCCGCGGGGATGCTCCTTTGAGAACATTTCCATGCCCGCCGTCACCCGCCTGGGCGATCGGTGCACCGGGCACGGAGCCTTTCCACCGCGCCCGTCCGTCGCTGCCAGCCCGAACGTATTCGTCAGCGGTATCGCCGCCCACCGCTAGGGCCTGTTGACGTTTTGGCGTGAGCCGCGTTGCCGCGCCAAATGCCGCCAGGCAAGGCGCGGGTCGCCGGCAATGGTCATTCCCTTGCCAAGACCCGCAACGCCGCATGGCGGCATTTGGCGCGCAACCCGAAGGGACGAGGTCCGTTTGGCGCAGCACGGCGTCGCTCGTCGTTCATTTGGAATGACCAAACTTCTCTCCTCGTTCCTTGTTCTGCGCCAAACGGGCCTCCGTCGCGGCCTACGTCAAAACGTCAACAGGCCCTAACTGGGCAACCGATCAGCTGTGGTAGCCGAATAGTTGATAATAGGAAGCATTAACATATAGGATTTCGACGCGCTTTCATACCATCTCGTTTTTTCGTTAGGATCACAAAATCGATGCGTCGCTCGATCGTCTCGCTGTGCCTGCTGCAAGCTGTTCCAATTATGACCTGGGCCGTGCAATCACCACTCGATGCTGGCTCTGGCATCCAGCTCGAAGCCGTCAATATCAGTGCCGAGGCCGGTGACTACGAGCGCGCCGACGGGCCGGTGGAGGGCTATCGTGCCACCCGTTCAGCCAGCGCCACGCGCACGGATACCGCGTTGCATGAAACACCGCAATCGGTCAGCGTGGTACCGAAGGACGTTCTGGAAGACACCGGGGCTACCCGTCTGCAGGACGCTCTCGACTATGCCGGAGGAGTAGGGCGGGCCAACAACTTCGGCGGTCAGGGATTGACCACCTTTACCGTACGGGGCTTTACCACTGGCGAGTTCTACCGCAACGGCTTCCCGATCAACCGCGGTTACCCCAACGCGCCTGACGCCAATACCGTCGAGCGCCTTGAAGTGCTGCGCGGCCCGGCCACTAGCCTGTACGGCCGCGGCGATCCCGGCGGCACTTTCAACGTGGTCAGCAAACAGCCGCTGCCCGAACCGAAGGTCACCCTGGGCAGCCAGTTCGACGATCAAGGCATGCACCGCGCGACGCTCGATGCCACCGGGCCGCTCAATCAAGATGGCTCGCTGGCCTATCGCCTGAACGTGCTTGGGGAAGGCGGCGAAAGCTTCCGTGACGATGTCGAAAGCGAGCGCTACGACGTGGCGCCGGTTATCAGTTGGCAAGTCAACGACAGCACCAAGGTCATCTTCGAAGGTGACTTCATGCGCAACAACCATCCGCTGGATCGTGGTCTGACCCGCTACACCACTCAGACCGGTAGCGCGTCGCGCGACACCTATATCTGGGAGAAAGGCAGCGACAACCTGCTGCACAACGACAACAACATGGCTCAGGTGCGCTTCGAGCACATGCTCAACGACGACTGGACGCTGGGCGTCGGTTTCCAGTTCCTCGACGGCTCGCTCAAGGGCAATGCCGTTGAGGCCAACGGTGCGCCTGCCGACGGCCGCACCCTTCAGCGCAACTTCAACTACCGCAAACTGGAGTGGACCGACCGAGACTGGCAGCTCAACCTCACGGGGCATTTCGACACTGGCGCGTTCAACCACACACTGCTCACCGGCGTCGAGTACGAGAACTACGACTACAACTCGATCATCCAGCGCTCGTCGGCGGCTAACGGCACCTATCCCATTGACATCTACAACCCTGTGCTCGGCCAGCCGCGACCGGCGCTGACCCGCACTACTACATGGGACAAAGAGAACCTGCAGACTTGGGCCGTCTTCATCCAGGATCAGGTGGCCCTGACTGAGCGCCTGACGGCCCTGGCCGCCGTGCGCTTCGAGCGGTTCGAGCACGACTATGACAACAAGCTCAACAATGCCGGTGATTTCACCAAGGCTGAAAACGGCGTTACCCCTCGGTTCGGTTTGATCTACGACGTGACCGACACCGTTGCGGTGTATGCCAATACCGCTCGCTCGTTCAAGCCCAACAGTGGCACACCTGCCGCCGGCGGTGGGTTCGATCCGGAAAAGGGCAAGTCGTACGAACTGGGCATGAAATGGGAAGCTCTCGATCGCCAGCTGAGCGTTGATGCGGCGATCTACCACATCGTCAAGGAAAACGTGCTGACCCTGGACCCGGCCAACCCCACCTATAGCCTAGCGGCCGGTGAGGTGCGCAGCCGGGGGCTGGACATCAATGTCGCCGGCAACATTACCCCTGAGTGGCGGATGATTGGCGGCTATGCCTATGTCGACGCCGAAGTGACTAAGGACAACCGCCTGCCTTCCGGCACGCGCCTGGCCAACATCCCCCGCAACAGCTTTAGCCTGCTCAACACCTACGAGTTCCAGGACGGCTTCGCCAAGGGCCTTGGGCTGGGCGTAGGGTTAAAGTACGTGGATGACCGAAAGGGGCAGACCGAGGCCGTCACTTATACGATGGAGCGCTACAGCGTTGTCGACCTGCTCAGCTACTACAAGGTCAACGAGTATGTGCGCCTGAACCTGGATGTGAAGAACGTCTTCAACGAGGGATATGACGAAGGGGCCTTCAATACCTATGCCTATCCTGGCGCGCCACGGACGGTGCAGGCAGGCGTGGCCTATACCTTCTGATGGTTGCTGTTACGCGAAATGACGGTGGCATCGGGCTGTGCGGGAGAACTGCTGCTCAAGCATCGGCGGAACGATACTGATAACGGGCTGCTATGGGTTATTAGCTTCCAGACATGACCGGCAGCTAACGATCGATTCTGTTGAAAAACAGGGGTGACCATAGATCACATGGGTAGCCACAGGAACCCACAACCATGGCCACCATGCTCTCGTAATTTCGCTTCAGCTTGTCATAGCGGAACGCCACAGCACGGTAATGCTTCAGCCGCGCGAAGGCGTTCTCGACCAGATGCCGGTAGCGATACAGCCCCCGGTCCAGGTCGCCATTGCCCTTGATCGAGTTGCGCTTTCGGGAGATGACCGCCCGTGCGCCCTGCGCTTCGATCTGTTCGCGGATGCGCTCACTGTCATGGCCCTTGTCGGCCACGATCGCTTCGGCAGACGGCAGCTGCGCAATCAGCTCGGGGGCCGAGCTACAGTCATTGACCTCGCCCCCGGTGATCTCGAACGCCACGGGCAAGCCATGCGCATCGACGGCCAGATGGATCTTGCTCGTGTGTCCCGCGCGGCTTTTGCCGATGGCTTCGGGGCGATCGCTGGCAGCACCGGCACTGTGCTGGTGGGCTTTCACATAGGTGCCATCGATGAAGGCCCACTCAAGATCGGGCTCCTCGATCAACGCCTGGAAAACCTTGAGCCACTTGCCGGCCGACGACCACGCGTTGAAGCGCTTGTAGACCGAGTTCCAGCATCCGAAGGCGCTGGGCAGGTCTCTCCAGGGGCAGCCCACGCGCATCCGGTAGAGCATGCCCTCGACCGTCATGCGCAGATTCAGCTTTTGGTAGATGGCTTGCTGAAGCAGAACTTTTTCCAGCTTCGACCAGAGTTCATCACTGAGCATCAATCGGGGCATTGCCAGCCTGCGGAGGGAGCGGTGTGGGAACCTCGATTTTGCAGGTTTGCCCGTCCTCATCGCCCCCTCCGGCTCAAAACGTCAACAGGCCCTAGGGCGATGCCTGTGACATCCATTGCGACCTGTCGTCCTGTCATGCCGGCGTGCTGGCCCAGAGCAGCATGACGGTCTTCGCCAACGGCTTGCCGCTCGGCCGCATCGGCGATCCGGTCGACTGCGGATCGACCGTGGCTGAAAGTTTGCCCGACGTCTTCGCCGGATGATCGATTCATGGCCAGCCCATGGGCCCATCGACGACTTCGACCCACCAGCCCGCCCCGTGCGGGCTTTTTCATGCCCGGAGTTCCGCATGACCATCAATGCCAGCGACGTGAAGTTGCTCAAATCCCAGCGCCTGACCGACGAGGCTGACGGCGGCGGGCGCGCCACCGGCACCCCCGTGGTCGACGGCGAGGTCAACAACCTGTTCCCCGACATCAGCCGCCTCGACCGCACCCTGGGCCGCATCAACCTGCGCAAGGGCTTCGCCGGCGTGCTGACTGACAACGCCGACGCCTACCTGGGCGCCCACTGCATCCTCACCCAGGCCCCGGCCGATCCGCGCGTCTCGGTGCTGCTGTTCAATTCCGGCAGCCAGACCGACGAGCGCGACGACGCCCGGAGCGCCATCGAGAACTATGTGGTGCCGGCCACCGCCGCGCCCTTCGAGCTGCTCGGCAACCAGCTGGCCGGCCAGCGCTCGATCGCCGGCGTGCAGCGCGAGGAGCACCGCCTCCCGGAAATCGGCGAGGTCTACCAGCTGGTCAACGGCACTACCAGCAGCCAGTACGTGCGCCTCGTCAGCGTCGAGGCCACGCTGGAGAACTTCATCTACGAGTACTCGTCCGGCCAGTTCCTGACCCTGCCGCGCCGGCGCCTGCAGCTGGGCATCAGCGCTGCGCTGCTGGCCACCTACCCGGGCGGCAGCGTCAACCCGGCCGGCACCACCGCTACCAACGCCGCCAGCCAGGCCAAGGCCACGGTGCTGTCCACCCAGGTGGCCGATGCGGCGAAGTACTACGGCATCAGCCCGCTGGCCGAGGCCGTGGCCCAGGGCGACCTGACCCTCAAGGTCGAGTCGGTCTATGCCGCCCTGGTGCCCAGCACCAACAAGGAAACCGCGCTGCTCGACCAACTGGCCGGCTACAGCCGCCGCCAGTACCTGGCCTGCGGCGCCGCCCGTTCGCCGGCGCTGACCTTCGCCCAGGTGGTCAGCGGCCAGTCGCGGTCCTTCCTCGGCACCGGCGCGCTGCCCGGCTCGATCACCCTGACCGTCAACGGCGGGGTCTATGCCGACGACAAGAAAGGCGGCTTCGCCTTCGTCAGCGGCAGCAACACCTTCAGTAAGCTGACCGTCGACTACGTCACCGGGCAGATCGACGCCTACAAGGCCACGACCTTCACCGGCTCGGCCAGCTCAAGCTACACCCCGGCCGCCGCGGTGACCGGCGAAACCGTCACCGGCGAGATTCCCGTCGACCTGTCCAGCCGCGGCTACGTCTACACCCTGAACCTGGCCAACGCCAAGCCCAAGACCGGCACCCTGACGGTCAGCTACCTGGCCCTCGGCAACTGGCAGGAGCTGAGCGACGCCGGCAACGGCGAACTGGGCGGGCAGGGCAGCGGCACCGTCGACTTCGCCAGCGGCAGCGTCTCGATCACCCTGGCGGCGCTGCCGGATGTCGGCTCGTCGCTCATCTACAGCTACGTCGGCGACAACGCCGCGGCCTACACCCAGCGCACCGGGGCGAGCGTGGCGGCCAAGGCGCGCATCCGCCACCGTCTGCCTCACGACGGCATCCAACCGGGCAGCCTGACCGCCACCTATCTGGTCGGCGGGCTGACCAAGACCATCACCGACACCGGCGCCGGCACCCTGAGCGGCGATGCCAGCGGCACCATCGTCTATGCCACCGGCGAGCTGGACATGGAGCTGACCGCCACCCCGGACAGCGGCAGCGCCATCAGCTACAGCTACCAGCAGGGCAGCGTCGCCGACAACGTGCTCAGCGTGACCCCGGATGCCGCCGGCACCGTGTCCGGCACCATCCCCGGCGCGCCGCTGCAGCCGGGCAGTGTGCAGATGAGCTGGTCGGTGCTGCAGCGCCAGGCCGTGCCCTCGTCGGCGACCGAGTCGACCTACGAGGAAACCCTCGTCCTCGACCGCGCGGTGGCCGACAACGGCAGCGGCGGCTGGGTCGGCGTGACCGGCACCCTCGACTACGCCACCGGCGCCTTCACCCTGCGCGTCGAGGAGAGCTACGACTACAAGGAGTACACCTACAAGCAGACCGGCGGCTGGCCCTTCACCTCGACCGAGCTGGAGAGCACCACCACCAGCCTGCAGGAGCAGTACGGCGGCACCCTGGTCGCCCGCGCCCAGCCGGCCGGGGTCAGCTATGGCGCGCAGGCCGACAGCCAGACCGCGCCGCCGCTGTCCTTCGACCTGCTGCCCGACATCGCCGAGCCCATCGTGCCCGGCTCGCTGATCCTGGCCTGGGGCGGCGACACCTACGTCGACCGCGACGGCGTGCTCTACAAGGGCATCAGCAGCAGCACCAACGCCGGCAGCGCGGTCGGCGCCGTCGACTACGCCGGCGGCACCGCCACCCTGAGCAGCTACCCGAGCGGCAAGACGGCGAGTATCGACGTGCAGGGCTGCTTGACCAGCAACAGCGGTTTTGCCGTGGTCGACGTCACCTTTCGCACGCCCGGCGCGCCGCTGCGCCCGGCCAGCCTGCAGCTGACCGCCGTGCGCACCGACACCGCCGCGGTGGTTAGTGCCACGGCGGACACCAACGGCACCTTCGCCGGTCCGGTGATCTGGGGCTCGGTGGACGTGGAAACCGGCATCGTCCGCCTGAAGTTCACCGCGGACCCGGACGACACCAGCGGCGCGAGCGACATTCCGGTGATTCCGGCGCTCTTGCGCTACAACGCCGTGCTCTACAGCAGCCTGCCGCTGAATGCCGAGCTGATCGGCCTGGACCCGGTGCGCCTGCCGGCCGACGGCCGGGTGCCGATCTACCGCGAGGGCGACGTGCTGGTGATCCACCACACGGCTGAGACGGTGATCGCCAGCCCGCTGGCCGGCACCACGGAAACCCTGGCCCGCGCCCAGCAGGCCGCCATCGAGGTGGTGGACGCCGCCGGCATCGCCCTGGACCCGGCGCAGTACACGGCCGACCGCGAGCTGGGCACTGTCACCTGGGCCAACCCGCTGATCCTGCAGGACGTGGACACCAACCCGCTCAGCCTGCCGCTGACCATCCGCGACCGGGTCGAGCACATGGCGGTATGCAGCGAGGTGCAGATTTCCGGCGCCCTGAGCATTGGCGCGCCGCTGCCCTGGGACCTGCCGGCCGGCGAAACCCAGGTGTCCAGCGCCGTGGCCTGGGGCGACCTGCAGGCGCGCCTGCACACCTGGTACACCCAGAAGACTTGGAACAGCGGAGCGCCCAACTGGACCGACAGTCCCAGCGGCGACAGCACCACCAGCAACTACAACAGCCTCAACTACCCGCCGGTGGTGACCAACAAGGGCGCCATCGCCGGCAAGTGGGCCATCGTGTTCACCGGCACGACCACCTTCAACGTGGTCGAGGAAAAGCTCGGGGTGATCACCACCGGCACCACCAGCAGCGACTGCGCGCCGACCAACCCGGCGACCGGGGTGCCGTACTTCACCATCCTCGCTGCCGGCTGGGGCTCGGGCTGGGCCGCCGGCAATGCCGTGCGCTTCAATACCGATTCCTGCCTCGGCCCGCTGTGGATCGTGCGCACCGTGCTGAGCGGGCAGGGCACGGTCGAGGATGACCAATTTCGGATTCAGATCAGGGGGGATGCGGACTGATGACCGTGCGTTTCTATTCGAGCTTCGACACCGGGGCGCCGGCCCAGCAGGGATCGCGGACCATAGACTATGTGAAGGCCATCCTGAAAGCCTGTTTGGTGAACGGCTATGGCAGCAAGCCGGCCGCCGGCTGGTCGATTGGACACGAGCATGCCGACGGCTTCTCGCTGTTCAACGGCACTGGCTATATCAACCTCGTCGCCAACGGCGCGCAGACCTACACCGCCTATATCATGGAGGCCATCACCGATGGCTCTACGGCGCTGGCGGGAGGGGTCAACCGGCGCAGCGGATCATGGTATGACGGGGCGGCCACAACGGCCCGCCAGCAGTTCTACACATCGAGCTTCTACACTCAGACCAACCCGCATTGGTACGTCGTCGCCGACGAAAAGACCTGTATCTTCATGTGGGGGTCTTTCCAGTCGACGCTAGACGGCTCGCCGTCCTACTGCGCGGCTCACTATTTCGGCAACTATGTCACGGACCTCGGGCAGGAGGACTTCTGCTCGATGGGTGGGGCGAATACCAGTTCAACCTCTACCGGAACCCGCCTGTTTGGCTATTCGGGGATGGTCTTGCGCAACCCCTACACGGGGCTCGTGGATCAGGGCTCGGACGCACTCTATGCGGCCTTGGGCGCCTGTTTCGTCAGCGGTGGGGTAGTTTCTCTGGCACAGTATCAGCTCAACGAGCTGACGCTGGTCCGTTCGCGGGTCTGGGGCTACGGGACAACCCTCGTTGGATCGTCCAGTGTGACATTGGCCTGCTCCTGCGGACGCCTGCGCGGGCTGATGACTGATCCCGTGCTGACCCATGTCTACGCCTCAAAGGCGCTGTCCCTGTTCGGTGTCGCGGATACATGGCAGGGACGAATCCAGCCCATCACGCTGGCCGGCGGCAAGCAACTGGTGCCCTGCTGGCCGAACACCGGGGACATGGGCTATTTCGTCAGTCTGGACTCGGCGGATTGGGGTTGACGCATGAATGGGTCCAATGCGGAAACATTCGCCATCCCGTCACCCATCGCCATGCGGACCCTCGTCGTGAACATGACCCGTGAGGGCCAGCAGACCAGCAGCGTGAAGGTGGCCCGCCTGCTGCACCCCTATTCGCTGGCCCTTCAGGCAGTGTTCGTCGCCCATGATGGCTATGCCAGCAGCCAGACTTTCGTGGCGGCGGCGGTGGACGGCAACGAGTACCTGCTGGTGGCCATCGACGATGTGCTGCCAAAGCGCGCCAATGCCCGCTACCTCGTCGTCAGCGAGGATGCCGCCCTGGCCGTCGACCTCAACGACGGCAGCGGCAGCGCAGCAGGCTCGCCGGCCACGGTCGGCGCCCTGGTGCGGCTGGACGGCCTGCCGGCGGTGCGGGAGGTGGTCGCCGTTGAGCGGCAGGCGGACGGCCAGTGGCGCATCGCCGGGAGTGCCAGCCTTGACGAGGGCACCCTCGAGCTGAGCGTCAGTGGCGGCGCCGTCTACGCCCTGGCCATCGACGACTACGGCACCCTCTACCAGCCGAACCTCGCCGTGGCGGTGGACGACATGATCCGTCCTACCCTGTTCAAGGGCTGGCTCTACCGCATCACCCAGGCCGGCACCCTGCCGGCCAGCGAGCCCGACTGGTGGGATGGCAACCTCACCGGCCCGCAGGACCTCGGCAGCGCCCGTGCCGAGGTGGTGCGCTACCACCGTCCCCTGGCCCATGGCCCCGTATCCGTCGAGATGACCTGATGCTGACAGCCGACATCGGCGCCGGATGGCGCCGCACCCGCGCGTCCGGCGATCCCGTGACCGCAACGCCCTGGAGCCGGACGCCGGCGCGCAATCGGGCGCTGGCCGGCGCCTGGCAACCCGGCCAGCCCCGCGAGCGGGACAGCGCCGCGCCCTGGAGCGCCATCCCGGCCCGCGACCCGTCCGGGCGGCTGCCCTGGGGCGAGGCGCCGCCGGCCGAGGCCCGCTCGGCCAGCGCCTGGAATGCCGTCCCGCCGCGCGACCACGCCGCCGCCGGCGGCTGGGACAGCAGCATCCGCCCGCGCGAGGTGCGCCTGCGCCTGCTCTACAACCCGCAGCCGGCCCGCAAGGATCTGGGCACGGCCCAGGTCTTCCAGCGCTGCGACGAGTTCGGCCCGCGCATCGATGCCGCCGAGGCCCTGCGCCGCAGCGTCTACCTGCCCGGCACGTTGCCGCTGGCCTTCGACTTCGCCGGCGAGCGCTACAGCCCGGGCAGCACGCCCGAGGTGTTCTTCGACTTCGTCTACGTCGCGCCGATCCGCGCCATCCAGCCGGTGGACAGCGGCAGCGCCGACCGCTGGCAGTCGGCCCGCCGCCTGGACCTGCGCCGCGCCCTGCGCTGGGGGCCGGGCCAGCCGCAGGACCCGGCCGGCGTCGGCATCGCCTACCCGGACTACGACGGCCCGGTGATCGCCATCGAGCCGGCCGTCGAGCCCGACATCCTGGAGACCTACATGATCGCCAACAGCGTGCAGCTGGTAGTGCTGCCCGAGCGCACGCCGCTGGAGGCCACCGGCCTCAGCGTCGGCCGCGACATCGACGCCTACAGCTGGCAATTCAGCGCCCAGCTGCTCGGCCGCACCTCGCTCAATCTGGTGCGCCCGGACGCCGGCGGCCCGAAGACCGTCGAGCTGACCATCAACGGCCACGTTTGGGTATTCCTGATCGAGCGCTACAGCAGCCAAGGCAAGTTCCCGGCCGAGCGCTTCACCATCGGCGGCGTGTCCCGCACCCAACTGCTGGCCGAGCCGTACGCGCCCAGGCGCTCGGCGGTCAACGCCGTGGACATCAACGCCCAGCAGGTGGCGGCCGACCAGCTCACCAACACCGGCTTCAGCCTGACCTGGGATGTCGCCAACCAGTACCCGCCGGACTGGACGATTCCGGCGGGCGCCTTCAGCTACCAGGAGCAGACCGCCCTGCAGGTGATCGCCCGCGTCGCCGAGGCCATCGGCGCGGTGGTCAAGCCGGCCCGCGACAGCGACGCCCTGAGCGTGATCCCGCGCTACCGGGCCGCGCCCTGGGCCTGGGCCGGCGAGGTGATGGAGCGGATCATCCCGGCCGAGATTGTCGGCGAGTGGGGCAGCGAATGGAGCCCGCAGCCCGAGTGGAACAGCTGCTATGTCAGCGGCACCAGCCATGGCGTGGCGGTGGACGTGCGGCGCACCGGCACCGCCGGCGACAAGCCGGCCCCGGACGTCTACGACGACCTGATCACCGGCACCGACGCGGCCCGCTCGCGGGGCATCGCCGAGCTGGCCAAGGGCGGAAATCAGGAAATCGTCACCCTCAGCCTGCCGCTGTTCCCCGAGGCCACCGCCCCCGGCCTGATCGAGCCGGCCATGCTCTGCGAGGTGCGCGACATCGACGGCACCTGGCGCGGCCTGTGCCTGGCCACCGAGATTGCCGCCGAGGGCGTGGGTGCGGCCCGCGTCACCCAGACCGTGCGCCTGGAGCGGCATCACTGAGAAGCGGCATGGGCATCACCAGTTCCGGAAAAGAGTTTATCGGTCTGCTGCTTGGCGGTATCTGCGCCGTCGGTAACGGATTCCGAGTGATCTGCGTTAGCCGTTCCCTGTTCGGTGGTGTCTGCGCCGTCGGTAACGGATCTTGAGTGATCTGCGTCAGCCGCTTCCTGTCCGGCTGTGTCCGTACCGTCGCCACTGTCAGCGAAGTAGGCATCGTCAGCGGCTTTGAATGATTCATCCGAGCGCTCTTCAACAACGCTGGATGGGGGGGATGTGTCCGTACCGTCGCCACTGTCAGCGAAGTAGGCATCGTCAGCGGCTTTGAATGATTCATCCGAGCGCTCTTCAAAAATGCTGGATGGGGGGGATTTTTCGGATGCGGTTACAGTAGGTTGCTCGTAGGAGTTTTTGTGGTGGGCCGCCAGTCTATTTTTTATTTCCTCATGATCGTCGTAGACAAATCCTTTGTAACCAATCGCCATTGGAGTATCGAAAACCTGCCTTACGCCTATGTCTCCCGTTGAAGCGTGGCTTAGGGTTGTTGTTACGCCAAAGCTGTTCTCTTCGATAAGTGCTGCGCTTGATGTGTTTGTACTGTCGTTGGTGTCTGTTGGTGGTGTATATAATACCCTGGGCTCGTTGGGGCTTCTTGTTTGGCTGTATTTTCTATTGGTAAAGAACTCTCCCTTGTAGGTGATGTCAAGCTCTCTTGTGTAATATATTTGATATGGGATGAATATTTTTGTCTTGCACTGGCTGCAGACCATTTCCTTGTAGTCTTTTACTTGTTGCAGTTTTTGACTTTGCTCGGGTGGAAGGTTTTGTAGTGCATCAAGTATTTCAAATGGGTTGACCGAATAGTACCGTGCGGTGGGGATCGCTACGCTATATTCTTTTATGTTGTTTATGCCTATGCCTGCCTTGGGGAGAATTTTGGCCAGGATTGCAGTTGAGGCTTGTGACGAGTTCCCCGTGTGCTTGTAGAAGTTAGGGAAGGCTATTTGCTTTAAGTGTTGATATGAGTCTGATGGGTCGATAGTGTCTCTTGTGAAGCACTCTTTTGATGGTAGATATTTTTTTGTGTTGTCTTTCTGGTCTGTTTCTTTTATCTCCTTGAGTTGGCATCCATTTTCTTCTGGGGCAAGTGGCTGGGTATTGTCGTGCTGGTTGGGGATCATTTTACTAATGTTGTCGATAGGTATCCTGGCGATTCTTATTGACGTAAAGGTGCATTCATTGTTATCCAGAGTTGCATTGCAGTTTGGAGTGTAAATGTTTGCGTATATATCGCCTATGAAAATATCCTCGCGTGGCGGGTAGATGGTGTTTATGTCGTAATCACTCATCGCTCTGGCTGGGGGAGGTGAAGGCTTTACTTCATTTCCCGAGCATCCGTGCAGCAATAGTAAGGTGCTGAGTGTTATTACTTGTTTTTTCATTGTGGTTCCCTGTGTGAGGTGGCATGTTCCTTATTTTTGAGTACTGCATGATTTCCGATTGTTTTACTGCTCAATCTTCCAAGAGGATTATAGTTAACTTTCTATTTTGGGGAGTTTTGAAAGGAGCTTTCCTGTTCTGGTAAGCGCCGTTGGCGAGAGCCCGCACCGGACGTCTACGACGACCTGTTCAGCAGCACCGGTGTGGTCCGCATCACCCAGACCGTGCGCCTCGAGCTCCACCATTGACCGGCAGGTTGCACCCGCCCTGTAGGGCAGGTGCAACCTGCCAATCGCAGGAACTGAAATGGCCACCGTCAACCCTTGGAAGAAATTCATCGGCCTGCTGCCCGGCGGCGTGCGCGCCGTCGGCACCGTGACCGCCGTCGACATCGCCAGCGGCACCAGCACCGTCGAGCTGCGCAACGGCGTGTCGATCGCCGCCCGCGGCACCGGCATGGCGGTGGGCAGCAGGGCCTTCGTCGTCGACGGCCAGATCACCGGCCCGGCGCCGGAGCTGCCGCAGTACGACATCGAAGTCTGAGCGTAACCCCATCCCACCCCGAGCCCGCCGCGTGCGGGCTCTTTCGTTTCTGGAGATTCCATGACGCTATCCGAAATCCGCGCCGCGGCCATCGCCCCGGCGCTCGCGCTGCTGCCTGCGCGCATGAGCAGCCCCCAGGCCGAGGCCATGCTGCTGGCGATCGGGCTGCAGGAGTCCGGCCTTGCCCATCGCCGGCAAGTCGGCGGGCCTGCCCGTGGCCTCTGGCAGTTCGAGCAGGGCGGCGGCGTGCGCGGCGTGCTGCTGCACCCGCTGAGTCGGCAGCATGCGTTGGCGGCTTGCGAGGCCCACAACGTCAAGCCATCGGCTGCCGCCGTGTATGCCGCGCTCGAGCACGACGACATCCTCGCCGCCGCCTTCGCCCGCCTGCTGCTGTGGAGGGATCCGGCGCCGCTGCCGGCGGTGGGCGAGGTGGCCAAAAGCTGGGACCTGTATGTCAGGACGTGGCGGCCCGGCAAACCACACAGGAACCGCTGGGATGTCTGCTACGCGCAGGCCATGGATGCGCTGGCGGGCGAGGTGCCGGTATGAGCCTGCTTGCCACCGCCACGGCGCTGCTACCGACCGTCGCCGGCCTGCTCGACAAACTGATCCCAGACCCCGAACAGAAGGCCAGGGCCCAGCTCGAGCTGCTCAGGCTCCAGCAGGAAGGTGCGTTCAAGGATCTGGACGCAGCCCTGCAGATCAACCTGGCCCAGGCGAAGATCAACGAGGTGGAGGCGGCGAGCCAGTCCGGCTTCCAGGCCGGCTGGCGGCCGCTGGCGGGTTATGTCTGCGTGGCGGGCCTGGCCTACGAGTTTCTGGTCAGGCCGCTGTTGCCGTGGCTGCTGACCGTGGCCGGCGTCGCCGATGTCCCGCCGCTGCCCTCGCTCGATGCGGTGCTGTTCGAGCTGGTGTTCGGGATGCTCGGCCTCGGCGCTCTGCGGACGGCGGATCGGTGGAAGCGGGTGAGTGCAGTTACATCCAGTACCTGGACGGGAGGATGAATAGCCAAGGAGATAGAGGGATTCGGGGGGAGGCCCGGAAGGTGGAGGGGGACAGGGATTCCCGTCCTGTTGCGTGCGGGCGGGCACGGAAGGGATTGTCCGCGCCTGCTCGTCTTGCGGAGAGACAGCCTGAAGGCTGTTCGAGTCGTCATTCGTTCCGTAGTCGGCCCGACCTTGCAGTACGTGGGACATCAGTCTTATGAGAAGGAGCATCACCGCGGCGGACAGGATCTGGTAGAGCAGAACAGCGATCGTGAGTATCAGAATCCCATTCATCATGTGTGCGCCTTCAAGCTTGGATAAATTGGGTGGCGTATGAGCAGGGAAGGCTGCTGATACTTGTTTTTGCGCTGCCACGAATCTCATCAACGGGCTAGATACAGGGCGCCCCGAGCCGGAACCTTATGGCACAATGTCGACAGGCTTATTGATATAAACCAATACTTAACGATCGATTGCAAGGCAATCCTGCCAGTGGCAGTGTGCAGTAGGAGTTGAGCGGAGCGTTGCTCTACCACTACAGACAGATAGATACAGAAGTGATTGGTAGAACACCTATATAGATCAAGTATAAGTACTATATGAATTTGATGGAAGGCTCGTTCGATCAGGAATTGTGATGACGTTAATGTAATAAGAAATGGCTAATTAATATCAAAATAATGTCATTTGTGACACAAAATGATATTGTATTGACAACATTTTGGTCATGATTGGATAATTTGTAGCCAGGCACCTAAGGGTTGGGTGCGCCGGCTGGCCCTGTGCTTTTCTGGAGGATCACGGCAAAAAAAGAATAAAAAAAGGATGGAAAATATGACGGGCTGATTTATACAGACTCAGTATTAATTGGTGGAGTGTGTCATGAATCAAGGATGGATTTATTATATTTTGCTATTAATAACAACATTGTATTCTGATAATTGTTTTCGAGATGTGAAGATTAATTCGCAAAATAGATTAAATGCCTTGGATGCGGATTTGCGTGTAATAAGAAGCAGCGTTGATGTCGTGCCTGTCAGGGTCAATGCGTTAGAGTCCAATGTTATTTGGAAGTCCTATGCGGCTGGCAGGCATTTAAAGTTGGAAGAAAGGATAAGTTTTTGAAAATCTTCGAATAATGCATGGCACTCCTTGCGCTTGCCAGCTTTCTTCGCTCGTTGAGCGCCCTTCTTGTCGGCACTCAAGCATTGTTTTTTTCAAACCGGACACAACGACAAGCACCGAAGCTGGCCGGGTCACCTCGATAATGCTTTCGCTGCTTGTGACCAATAGGGCGCAATGCCCTGCCTGATCCGTTTGAATGCTATTGCCCTGCGGCCGGATTCAACGTCCAGCTCCGGGAGCTGGAGCCCCTGCCATCTCGGCAGGGGCTCTTTTTTTGTGCCCGCGACTCAGCGGTGGGAGGTGGAGAGGCGTTCGCCGATGGCCTGCAGCATGGTCGGCAGGAAGTCGCGGTGGGCGCCGAAGGGGTTGCGGATCCAGTTCAGCAGCGATTCGGGGGTGAAGGCGTCGACCCCTCGACGGCTGGTATTCACGCGTGCGCCTCTCGATCCAATACGTCGACAACCCACTGGTTGATGCTTTTGTTCGAGAGCATGGCTTTGGCCGAGATGGAGGCGTGTAACTCCGGGGCCATGCGCAGGCTTAATTTGCCGGAGTATGGCTTTTGCGGGGCACGACCCAGCTTGGCGCAGGTTTCAAGGTAGTCGTCCACCGCCTCCTCGAATGCGCCGCGAAGCTCCGGGACGGACTCGCCGTGAAAGCCGACGACATCGTTGATCCCGACGATATGTCCGACGAGCAGTTTATCCTCGTCGCTGTATTCGATGCGGGCCGAATAGCCCTTGTAGTTCATCACGTTCAT